GTTGAGGAAGAGGTTACTCTCGCAGAACAACGTGACGGCAATCAGAGAGATGCAGATTATAGACACAAAACAACCGCCCACGCGGACGTTGTTCGTGAGTTTAATAGTTGGTCAGATGGTGAAAAAGCCAAATTAGGGCAGCAATTCCAAGAAGTCGCAGCAATGACGACCAACCTTGAGCAGCAGCTAATGGGTGAATTTAATAGCATTGATTGGAATGCATTAGAGCTTGAGGATCGTGAAGAGTGGCTAGTTCAACGTCAGAAGTTTGGCGAAAGAGCGCAGCAAATCGAAACGGTTAAAAGCCAAGTCGGACAACAGCTAAACGAACAGCAGCAAGAAATACAGGCAAAGCAATCAGAAGCAACGCAATTAGAAAGAGAAGAGAACGGTCGTTTGTTACTTGATAACATACCGGAATGGCAAGACCAAGAGGTATGGAAGCAAGACGACAAAGGCATGAGAACCCTTTTATCTGATTACGGATTTTCGGAAGGTGAAGTTAATAACTCGTATGACCATCGAATGATTAGAATGGTTAGAGACTTGATGAAGTTGAAATCAAAGACGGGTAAAATTGACGTAGCCAAGAAGAAGGTTAAGAAGCTGCCTAAGATATTAAAGCCAAGTATGAAGCCCGATAAGGTTTCTATACAAGGCAAACAGAAACAAGATGCACGCAGAACCCTTAAGAAGAACGGCAATGACATAAACGAAGTTGCTAAATACCTTGAAGGGTTAATGTAAACAAATTAACTACTGTCGTGATGACAGAAGGATAGAATAATGACACAAGCAACAGGCGCATTTAGCACATACGATGCAATCGGTAATCGTGAAGATTTAGGGGACATGATCTTTGACGTATCACCGACAGAGACACCTTTCTTATCAGCTATCAAGAAAAAGAAAGCCACAGCAACTAACCACGAATGGCAGACAGACGCATTAACCGCGGCATCTGGCGTTAATGCACACATTGAGGGTGACGATGCAACACCGGTCGCACCAGCGGCAACAACTCGTTTGGGTAACTATACTCAAATCCTGAAAAAGCACGCAGTAATCCCCGGTACTCAAGAAGCGGTATTAAAAGCCGGTCGTAAATCTGAGATGGCTTATCAAGTGGCTCGTCGTCTTAAAGAGATGAAGCTTGATTGGGAAATGTCAGCGATTGGTACAGTTGCAATCGGTAATGCAAAAGTAGCAGGTAATGACACAACAGCTCGTGAGATGGGTTCTGTTTATACTTATGTGTTATCGAATGCGTCTTTTGGTACTTCTGGTGCAGTTTCTACTGGTGACGGTACTGACTTAGTGACGGCTGGTACAGACCGTGATTTCACAGCGGCTATTCTCGATGCCACATTAGCATCAGCTTACGCAAACGGCGGCAACCCATCAATGCTATTAGTTTCACCTACCAATAAAACGGTAGTTGGTGACTTTACAGCAGGTGGCGCGACTCGTTATGTAACAACTGACGAATCAAAACTAAATACGTCGATTGATGTATATGTTGGTGACTTCCATACACTGAAAGTAGTCCCTAGTCGTCAAATCATTGGTGATAACGCTATCGCGCTCGACCCTGAGTACATGGCTATTGCTGAATTACGTGGCATGGCGACTAAAGACTTAGCGGTAACAGGTGATTCAATCCGTAAGGAGATTACTTGGGAATCTACGCTTGAAGTTTGTAATGAAGCAGCTCACGGTTTTGTTTTTGACACTAATGGGTGACACTAGCGCCTATTGATAGTACGTTTCATCCTTGGTGTAATTTAGCTTTATACTGAGGATGAAATTACGAGCAAAAGAGGTTTAACATGAGAAAATCAGCAGTTTATACACCAATTCCCAGTGCGGCACGTACAGCAACAGGAAACAAGAGTCTGGACGGTATGGCGGGTGATTGGGATGAGATGGTCTTATATCTCAATGTCACTGCGGCATCAGGTACAAATGAAACACTAGATGTTGTCTATCAAACGACAGATGATGGCGGCACAACATGGTTCACACACACGGCAATGACACAGGCCACAGCCGCAACTACGGAACGTGTAGTGGTCACAGCGCCTATCGGTGTCACTAGTCGTATCTTATACACAATTGGTGGTACAGATACGCCGACATTCACATTCACAGTAAGAGTAGAGGTTAAACGCAATGGGTCAGACTAATCAACAATCGAAAGACAAGAAAGACAAAGAGCCGAAAGCTGAAAGGCTGATTAAGTGTGAAGTAGTTCGTACTATTTTTGTCGAAGGAAGCAAGGCAGGATCATATCCTATTCATCCCGGTAAATTAAGTTATGCGGATGAGATGGAAAACGCCAAACGTAAGAAAGCAGGGCAAAAGCTAATTGAACCGGAAGTCGTAACATTTGACTTTCCAGAATGGATTGTTAAGAAGCATCTAAGAACTGGCGTTTTAATTAGGCTCGACTAATGTCAGATATAATCACTAAATATCATCACGATTGGAAAACAGACGCGCTTCATATTGAACGGGTGCAGGATTGTGAGCCAATCGTTGAAGAGGTCGCCAAGTTAAAGCAGGTAACGGATGGTCGCGGTGATACATCTCTTGGCTATCACATGGGAAGAATCCCCGGTGTTATCGTCGAACAGTATTTAATTGAGGTCGGGATTAATTTTGAAGAGTTTATACGTGATGATATTCACGTTAAGCGCATTCTGAATGACCCGACTTACAAGAAGTTTAGAATATTTGAAGGGCGCATGTAATGGCACTAATCACAAATTACGGTGAGCTTAAAGCAGAGTTAGCTACGTTGTTACATCGAAGCGATTTAACCAGCTTGATTCCTAATTTTATCCAATATGCCGAAACGGTAGTAGGGGGTGATCCGGAGCCGGATAGCATGGACGCTTTAGAGGGGATTAGGACAAAGAATCAGCATAAACGTGTAACGGCTACGTTAGCATCACAATATCTCGATGTACCCACTGATATGCTGGCGATTAAAGATATTCAGATTAATATCAGTCCTATTCAGGACAATTCACGGTGACGAGTTTCAATTCAGTCATGTACCTGATACCAGCTTGACGTTAGAAATCAGCTATATATCGCGTTATGCGGCGTTTAGTGATGACTCAGATACTAACTGGCTACTAACAAACCATCCTTTTGCTTATCTTTATGCGGCAATGGTGGCGGGTTCGGCTCACACACAAGACAACCCCGAAAGATGGGCGGCATTGTACAAATCAATAGCAAACGGCATTAACATAACGGAGCGAAACGGGGTCTACGGTGCGAATCTATCTGCTAGACCTGTTGCGGCAACTCCTTAAATTTATTCACTGTCGTGATGACAGAGAGGGCATGACATGGCTTTAGAAAACCCTACATACATATCTGATTTAGTATCGACTAACCCAACCGCTACCGATGGATTATCGCAGGGTGATGACCATATACGAAATTTTAAATCGGCGGTTAAAGCAACTTTGCCTAACTTAACCGGCGCAGTGACAGCTACACATATAGAAATTAATCTACTTGCTGGTGCCTCGTCTAGCGCAGGAGACATTAATGCCATAGAGAATTTTGAGGAAACAATCAGCTCAACAACCTCAGAAATCACAGTAGCAGCATCAAAAACACTTAATATAACAGATAGCGAGAAACTTAAAGTTTCCAGCATTCCGGTATACGGCATGGTGGTTTTAGACGTACCTACAACATTAGTCGCTTCTGGCTCTATGGCTACAGGCGCATGGACAGCGGTCGATAGCTCTACTTTGAATGCCGCGCAGGCTAAAAAAGCGATAATAAAAATTGAGATTTCGTCTACAGGATCAGGAAATACTGTTTTGGTTGGTAGGTCATATGTAAGGAAAACAGGTTCAGGGCTGGTCACAGATGGTAGGTCATCAGTTGTTCACGCTAGTCAATACGCGACCTCTACTTATAACTATAATATATTCGGCGCAGGCACTACGACAGTCAATTTAGATACCAGCTTTGATTTTGATTATTATTTAGAGCTTGTTGCTTCGCCCGGTACAAGCTCTAACAACTGCTCCATTGTATTAGTCGGGTATTATGTTTAAAGCCATAAAAAATCTAGGTGAAGTCGGTGTAATCTCAGATACAGACCCGCGTTCGCTACCTGATAACGCCTTTACAGCCTCACAAAATATCCGTTTTATTGATAACGATGTAGAGAAATCTAAAGGTGAATCAGAGGTTTATACTACGCCTGCTGTTGACCCTTACTGGTTGTTACCGGTTCAAACCTCATCGACTTATTACTGGGTTTATCCATCATTAACGAAATGCTACGTAACTGACGGCACGACGAACACAGATATAACCCGTTCAACCGGTGGTGATTATTCAGCGGACGCGGATATAGGCTGGAATGGCGGTATTTTAGGCTCAGTGCCGATTGTTAATAACGGTGTTGATGATCCGCAGATGTGGACACCTGTAGGCACTGGCACAAAATTACAGTCTTTAACATGGGATAGCGGCAACACGTGGGCGGCAGCTTCAAACATAGCGCGAGTTATTAGACCGTTTAAACAGTTTCTTGTTGCATTGCACACCACAGAATCTGGTACAGAATACCGCCAACGTATTAGATGGTCACATCCTGCCGATAGCGGAAGCGTCCCCGTTACGTGGGATGAGAGCGACACCACGAAAGACGCGGGCGTGTATGATTTAGAAGAAGGCGGCGGTTCGGTTATTGATTGCCTTCCTTTGCGTGATACAAATATCATTTATAAGAATAACAAAACCATGGGTATGCAGCATATCGGCGGTCAGTTTGTTTTCAGATTCTATGACATATTTGAATCAACCGGTATTTTATCAAGACGCTGTGTTAAATCATTCTTTGGTAAGCATTTTGTCGTAACGAATGGTGATGTAATTGTCCACGATGGCAACACGTTTGACTCTGTGATTAATCATCGTAAGAAAAAAGAATTATTTGCTCTTATCGATGCGACTAATTACCAGCGGACATTTGTTAGCCCTAATTACCAGAAAAACGAAATGTGGATATGCTTTCCTAAAACTGGTAGCTCATTTGCTGATACGGCTTTCATCTGGAATTATAAGGATGACACGTGGACGACTCGCGAACTACCGACTGTTAAGCACATTGGATATGGTTTGGTTGACCCCGGCGGATTGGATACATGGGCTACTGCTACCGAGAGCTGGGATTTAGCACAAGGCTCATGGGGTGAATTATCCTATAGCCCTACGATCATTAAAAACCTAATGGCGGGTTCTACTAAGTTTTATCTAGCTGATGACACCGAGCAGTCAGACGGCACAAACATGACGGCTTATATCGAGCGTACAGGTTTGGATTTTGGCGCACCCGATCAATTAAAGTACATTAAACGCATCTGGCCGCGCATTGAAACATCTGGAATCGTGACGGTTAAAATAGGCCAACAAATGGCACACAGAGACGCGGTAACGTGGAAAAGCTACACGTTTACCTCTGGTGATGACAAAGTAGATGTTGACGTAACAGGGCGCTTTATTGCATGGCGTATCGAGTCAACAGACAACACAAGCTGGTCAATATCAGACCTTGATTTTGAATATGAAATGAAAGGTAAATTTTGAGTTATCAACCCAATCCCATTAATGATAATTCAGTATTAGGATTATATCTAAATGCCGACCCATTAATGATAATTCAGTATTAGGATTATATCTAAATGCCGAATTGCAGAAACTAGCAGCAAACTTGCAGAATCTTGAGATAGATTCCGTTAGCTTTAAGGTTTGGAATACAGCACCAGACAAACCAAGAGCCGGACAAGTTTATTATGCTGACGGCACGAATTGGAATCCATTGGCAGGCGGTGAAGGTTTATATTTGTACTTATCAACAGGGGCCTATGTGAAATTATGATGAATCTATTATTTACAATCCTGATTGCTTTCATATTATGCCAGAAATAGTCGCTATAGAAGCACGCCAAATCGACACTATCTGGCCGAAAGTTAAGGA